TTATCTCATTGCTTTTAACGGTAATATCTTTCGTATTGCTTGTGATCTCTCTTTTTTCCAAGCAAATCACGGAGCGTACGGCATTGGTAGTGGGGGTCAGCTTGCTCTTGGCTACCTGTATTCAATCTGCAAACCTGATATGGAGTTAGCCTATGCAAAGAGACACGCCCGTAAAGCCGTAGAGATTGCGTCGGTCCTTGACGCTAATACTGGTAAGCCATTACAGTTAGTGGTCCAAGAACGACTATAGGAGGAAGCAATGGACACAAAAAAAGAACGTTGGATAAAGACAGAAGAAGCAGCAGAGTATCTATCAGTGAGTACGAGCTATTTGTACCAAAAGGGAGATTCTGTTGGAGTACCAAGAGTTAGGTTAGGTGATGGATATCGTTACCGTATGTCCGATCTTGATGCTTGGTTACTAGGTAAGTTAGATGACAGCAACTGACCCAAAAGAATTATTACTTACTGCATTACGTGCAGGGGACGCAAAGCGTTCACGATCTACACAAGTACAGATTGGTCCATCAGAGGTAGGTGGCTGTCGCCGTAAGGTGTGGTACCGACTTAACGATCAACCTGAAACTAATGACAACGAACTAAAGCTCGCTGCGATTATGGGTACTGCTATCCACGCAGAGATTGAAAGAGCACTAGCAGATAATCCAGATGTGCTGATTGAAACCGAAGTTGAATACAACGGAATGAAAGCACACATTGACTGTTTTGTTCCTGGTACTGGTGATGTGATTGACTGGAAGACAAGCAAGGTCCGGAACCTTTCTTACTTTCCAACCAATCAGCAACGGTGGCAGGTACAGCTATACGGCTACCTCCTAGCTAACAACGGCTATGCGGTCAACCGAGTGTCACTGGTAGCAATTGCCAGGGACGGGGACGAAAGAGATGTCAAGGTTCACACCGAAGACTACAATGAGTCCATTGCACTAGAAGCACTCGGTTGGCTAGCGGCTGTTAAGGAAGCAAAGGAAGCACCAGCACCAGAAAAAGATGCAAGTTACTGCCAACACTACTGCAAGTTCTATGACGCAAGTGGGCAGATGGGATGCGTTGGTCTAAAAAAAGAACGTACACCAGTCAATGAAGTAATCATTGCTGATGAAGATATTGACAAGAATGCACTGTTGTACTTACAGTTAGCAGGAAAGATTAAAGAGTTAGAAACACAACAGGATTCTTTGAAGGCATCCTTTGAAGGAGTACTGGGTACTACTAATTCAGGTATCGAAGTCAGTTGGACAACTGTTAAAGGTCGTGAGACAGTTGACAGTACAGAGGTAGAAAAACTATTAGGGTTTGTCCCTAAGAAGGTAGGAGCTGAAAGCCAGCGACTATCAATCAAGCAAAGTGGAGGCAAGTAAATGGCTACAGAAGGAACAAAGTTCCAAATCAATTACAAGTTAAATGATGGAACACTCATCAACTTGTACGCAGCATCAGTTACAGAATTAGAATCAGGTCTTGCAGATCTTGCAATGAACGCAATGAACATCAGAGCAACTGGACTAGAACTATCAGGTGGTCAAGCAGCACCAGCACCAACAGTTGCAGCAGTTGCTCAGCAGTTCAATGCAACACCGGTAGTTGCTGCTAAGGAACCTAACTACAATACACAACAAGCATCAGGTAATACCTGTCGTCACGGTGCAATGACACTACGTTCAGGTGTAGGACAAAAGGGTCCGTGGTCAGGTTATATGTGTGCAGCACCTAAGGGTGCGCCAGATAAGTGCGACACTATCTGGGTTCGATAACTAATGCGGGAGCCAAGTAAATACGAAGCTCCTAGTTGTGCAACAATCGGTGGTGACTTCTGGTTTCCTGATAAAGAACAGGGATCAGTAAGTCTCACCGAGGCTCAGTATGCTAAATCAATTTGTAGACGTTGCCCCCACCGCACAGAATGTGCTGAGTGGGGAATATATAAAGAGAACTTTGGTATATGGGGTGGACTCTCTCCAAGAGAACGCTTCCGTATTCGCCAACAACGAGGCATTAGATTAAATCAGGAGGACGGCGTTGCTTAATCTTTCCCGCGCTTGGAGTGGAGTGCTTACCAAAGCAACACCACTGCCTGATGTGTGGAATGGGTTAGCAGTAGAAGGTATTAAGTTTCGCAGAGGCCAGGTATGTATGGTAGCTGCTGCACCTAATGCTGGTAAGTCTATGTTCGCTCTGATCTATGCAATCAAAGCCAAGGTTCCTACACTTTTCTTCTCCGCAGATACTGATACCACTACTGTAATGATGAGGTCTGTATCGCATCTATCTGGTCACTCACAAGTGACAGTCGAAGCAAACCTGTCTAACGATAGTAAGTATTACAATGCACACTTAGACAAACTTTCACACATCAAGTGGGTCTTTGATTCTTCTCCAAACATTGATGACTTGGAGTTAGAGATCAGGGCCTACGTTGAACTCTATGGACAACCACCTGAGTTGATAGTCATTGATAACCTAATGAACATCACCGCTGAGACGGACAACGAATGGGCTGGACTTAGAGCAATTATGATGGAGCTTCACGATATGGCACGCAAGACTGAGGCCTGTGTGATGGTACTCCACCACGTATCAGAACAGTCAGAGTATGGGTCACCTAGTAACCCACCTCATCGCAGAGCAATTCACGGAAAGGTCAGTCAGTTACCTGCACTGATACTTACACTGGGCTATGACCCAACGCAAGGAATACTTAAGGTAGCACCGGTGAAGAACCGCTTTGGCGCACACACTGCTGACGGAAGCAAATATGCACAGCTACTGGTAAACTACGCAGCAGTACAGATATCAGACCAGAACGAGTTTGGTTGGATGTTACGCAAAGATACAATCGCAGGATACCAAGGAGGATACAATGTATAAAGGTGAGCAGATGCACCACGTGCCAGAAAAAAACAAAAAAGAAAAGACAGAAGTTTCAGAACTAAAGAATACTTACCGAGACAATCTCAAGTTAGATGCACTACGTGCAGATGTTGATGCACTCAAGGTAGACCTAACCAACTTCGTTGGTGCGCTATTGCAATCTGGTATTGTCGAATTAGTCAAAGACGAAGAAGGCAACATCATCTATAAGATCAACAAGGTTGTATTGGTAGATGAGTCAGTACAACAAGACTAAAGGTTCTCAGTTTGAGACAGATGTAATGAAGTGGCTTCGACGTGCTGGAGTCATAGCAGAACGTCTGACTAAAGCTGGGGCAAAGGATGAGGGCGACATCGTAACTGTTATCGCAGGAGAAACCTATATCCTTGAACTCAAGAACAGGGCAACCCTTTCCTTGCCTGAGTTCTGGAGAGAAGCGCAAGTTGAGGCGCTTAACTATGCTAAGGCTAGAGGTCTTGGGGAAGTCCCTCTTTCTTATGTAATAGTTAAGCGTCGCAACGCATCAATAGATCAAGCCTGGGTCATTCAGGACCTAGCCCAATGGATAAAGGAGAAACAAATGCCAGTACCAGGTGGAGAAATCACAACATCAGAGATACTAAAGCCAGTAGAAGAAGTAGTTGAAGTTTCAACTACCGAAGAGGATGAAGATGATTTGCCAAAACTGTAGAACAGCAGGCGATGAGAACTGGGTAGCCCAGTACAAGCGTGCTGCTAAGTTTCACAGTAAGTGCGATGACAAGGGGTGTGTATGCCAGCACAAGACTGGTCCAGGGTACGTAAAGCGGGAGGGTTCAAAGGTCCCGTTGATGCAAACACAATCCCCATAGGAGCAATCGTTCTCCACTACGGTGGGGAAGTAAGAGAAGGTAGGAGCGCATCTGTTAGATGCTGCATCCATCCAGACAAAAGGCGTAGTGCTGTCATCAATACATATGACAACCTATTCTTTTGTCACACCTGTGGAAAGGGTGGCAACGCAGTAAATGTTGTCGGTATTATAGAGAACTTGGAGTTTAAGGATGCACTCAAAAGAGCAATCGAAATTGTTGCTGGAAGCGGTCACACACTACAGCAAAAGTCTGGACGCAAAGGCGCTGGAGTATCTCGAAGGACGTGGGATATCTGAAGACGTTGCTCTGCAGT